AGCGCCGTCCACGCCTGCTTCGTCGGCGCGATCGCCTTCTTCGGCATCTCGGCCATGGCGCCGATGAAGGAGCCGATGCCGCCGGCGGCGCTGCCGATGGAGCCGAGCCGTTCGGAGTCCGCCTTGAGCAGCTCGTCGCCGATCTTCGCGAACACGGCGAGCACCTGGTTCATGGCCGAGAGAAGCGTCTGCCCGAGAGCCGTCCACGCCTGCTTCGTCGGGGCCACGGCCTTCTTCGGCAGGTCAGCGAGCGATTTCAGCACCGCGCCCAGCGAGCCGGCGATGGAGGCCAGGTTACCGACGCGCGCCGCGTAGAGGCCCACGAGCTCGTCGCTCATCCCGGCGCTCATGCCGGCGTTGAACTCGACCATGGCTTTGTTGAAGGCGGCCCCGATGCCGGCCCAGTCGCGCTTGAGTATCTGCTTGATGTTCTTGGGAATCTCGGCGAGCTTCGTCGCCAGGTCGGCGCCCGCGGCGGCGGTCTCGGCGGCGGACTTCTTCAGGTCCTCGACGAGGGTCGCGCCCTTGAGCATCTCGCCCTTTTGATTCATCCAGCCACCGATGACTGCCTGCCCCTTGGTCATCGTCGCGGGTGCTGACATGCCTGGGATTTGGACGTTGACCATGCTGGCCGCGGCTGCCAGTGTCTCCATCGCCTTCTTTGCCTTTTCGGCGGCGCTCAGGAAGGCATCGGGAATGGCGTTGGTCAGTTCCTGCCGCAGCATCGCGGCTGCTGCGGCCCCCGCGGGGCCGAGCGCCTCTAGCTGTGAGATGGCGTCCTTTATCTTCTGGACGTCGGCATCTGAGAGCGTCCCCCCAGGACCCGTCGGCAAGAGTTCGCCCCTCGCGCCGTGGAGGAGGTTGTTGTCGAAGAGGTTCTGTATCCTCTCGAGTATCTTCAGCGCATCGGCAGCTTTCGCCCCTTGGTTCCCGTTGAACCACTGGTCGAAGAGGTTCTCGATGCCGGACTGGCTATTGTACTCGGCGACCTTGGCTCCGAGGCTGGATGCCACGTCCTGCGCCACCAAGTCTCTGAAGTCCTTGTACTTCTCCGAAAGCACTCCGTACCTATGAGCGATCCGGTCCAGTTGCTTGACCACGGTGTTGGCGAAGCCTCTGGTTGCCTCGGCCGACTGCGCCTGCGCCTTCTTCATCTCGCCGTAGGCCCAACTGATGCCCATGAACGCGGCGCCGGCTGCTGCGGCGATGATGATCCACGGCCCCATCGCCACGACCGACGCCTTGATGCTCGCGCCAAGCATGGCGAAGCGGCCACTAGCAGTCACGGCGGCCGTACCGAGTCCTTCCGTGGCCACGATGGCGGGCGTGAGCGCCGGGGCGATACCAGCGGCCAGTGCCGCCTCGCGTGCTAGTGCGATATTGGTGGTCTCTGCAGCCTTGAAGGCTCTCGTAATGTCCGCCTGCCGGTTCATGCGCGGCGAGGCATAAGGCATCCCCATGCCGCCGAGCGTCCCGCCCGCGCGGGCGGCGTTGTTGGCGACCAGGGCGGCGGTGTCGGCTTGGATGGCCACCGTCTCAGAGGTCCAGCCGAGCACGGCCTTCGTGTGACTGACCCCGGAGATGACCTTGCCCAGAGTGATGAACGTGACGAGGGCCGCGCCCGCGGCGATGAGGACGGGCACGAGGAAACCGAAGGCGTGCGCCAGCTTCTTGACCACGTCTAGCGACGGGAACAGTTTGTCGAGGCCCTTGACGAGCAGGGCCAGAGGCGCACCGATCATGCCTATCGCCTTGGCTCCCTCCTTGAAGCCGCTGACGAAGGCGGGACCGACGGTCGTCACGAACTTGGCGATCCTCGTCATAAACGGCCCCAGCGCCTTACCCATCGAGGCAAGCAGCAGGGTCCAGCGCAGGCTGATCTCGCGCTGCATCTCGACGAGTTTCTTGAGGCCCTTGGAGTCCTTCGTCCCCCAGTCGAAGCCCGACTCCGCGACAATCTTGTTGAACCGCTTGATGTCCTTGGCGGTGACGTTGAACCACTTGCCTAGGGTCTGCCAGCCGCGCCCGAAGAGAGACTGAGCAGCGAACGAACGCTTGGCGGCGTCGGTCGTCTCCGAGATGGCGTCGCGTACCTCGGGGAGGAGCTGAGAGACGGTCTTCCACTCGCCGTTGTTGCCCTTGAGGACGATGCCCAGTTGCTTCATGGCGACGGCTTGTTTGCCGGTCCCCTGCCGCGCCATCTCGACGTTCTTGCCGAACATGCCGAGCATCTTCGAGGCCGAGTCAATCTGCGCCCCCGACATGACGAGCTGGCCGTAGAGGTCGAGCGAGGTCTTCGGCGTCAGGGAGCCGATGCGCGAGAACTGCTGCAGCGTCTTGCCGAGGGTCGTGTACTTCTTCGTGGCGATGACGGAGATGGCGATTAGGCCGCTGATGGCGGCGACCGCGACCCCGATACCCGCCGCGGCTCCCCGGCCTGCGGAGTTGAGTCCCTCGATGGAGCGCGCAGTGCTGGAGACGCCGGCGCTGATGTTCCCGCTGCCGAAGAAGCGCAGGGCATTCTTCAGGTCACCGAAGCCGCGCCCCACGCCGGACACGCCGATGGTCTGGAACACCTTGGCCATATGGCCCATGCGGGTGTTCAGGTGGTCGACGTCTTTGGCCGCGCCCTTGAACGTCCGCGAGAAACCCTTGTCCTTGGCGATGAGGTCGACTTCCTGAATGACCTGATGGACTCTTTTCGACATCAGCTATCCACTCCGTGATACTCAGCCGCGACCTGAGCGGCGGTGTTGAACTGCTCCGTGGTCAAGTCGAGTACGTCCTCTCTGCGCCACTTGTAGGCGATGCACAGCCTGAAGATGGACTCCTCGCTTACGACCTCTTCCGTGGCGCCTTCCTCGGCGCCTTCGTAGGGTTTGCCTCCGCTTGCGCCTCTGCCCAGGCGAGGACCGACTGCAGTAGTTGGCTGTATTCGAGCGTCTCGGCCATCTTGTCGAGTTTGACGAACTTGTCCTTGCGCCGCGCCGTGATCCAGGCGACGCCGAGCAGCCAGGCGGGGTCGATGTTGGTGAACTTCTCCGCGTCTTCTGCCTCGAACGCCTTGCCGATCATCAGCATCGCGTACTGCGCATTGACGCCCACCTCGGTGCGATAGGCAATCTGTTCGGAGAGCTTCCAGCCGGACGGGTCACAGTCCATCTCGATGTACTTGACCTCTGGCACGGCCTCTTCGACTTCGCTGTCCTCATTCATGGTTTCCCCTGTACGTGTGGCATCCCGCGGGCGCCGTGCGACTTGCCCAGCGCCCATTCAATCTTCTCGTTCAGTTCGTGGTCATAGGCGTCGATGATTTTCGGCGCCATGCGGTAGTAGGCGGGGAAGAATACCCAGCCCTCGGGATAGCCGCCGTCCATCGGACTACGCTGGCGGACCTTGATGATGTGGCCGAAGTTGCGGGGCTTCCACATCAGGCTCGCTGCGCTGTATTGGCTCTGCCAGGAACGATGCACGCGCTTCTTCGGCTTCTTGTGGTTCTTGCGCCACCACACCGCGCCGCCGAACTCCTGCACGTAGTAGTGGGGCGTGTGCGCGTCCCCGCCGACGACCGTGGAGGACGACGTGGTCACGCGCATCTTGACCGAGCGCGCCATGACCCCGCGTTTCGTATCGTGGGCGGAACCTGTCTTCTTCCAGCCCGACTTCTTGTGCGCGGCGGCTATGGCACCTCTGTTGTTGCCATAGCCGCCGGTGCGCGGCATCTCCCACTTGATCTGATTGCGCAACATGCCTGCGTATTTGCGGTGGACCTTCTTGAACTCCTGGGCCACCGGCACGCCCACATGCTTCATGCGCAGGGCGAACGCCTTCAGTTCGGGGGCGTAGTACTCGACTTCGGGGCCACTCGCCACGGTTCAGGCGAGGCCGGCCACGTAGTACGGACCGTCATTGAAGTTGATGACGAAGGGCTGTTCGACCATGCCGCCGATATCGGCGCTGATGCTGGTACTGCCCAGCGTGCCGTACCCGGTGTAGCGTACCTCGGCGGCGCCGGTGGCATCGAGGAAGAGGTCGACGCCGATGCGCGGATTGGTCGAGATCATCTCCGTGAACAGGGTCGAGTCGACGTACAGGTGCTCGATGCTCACGGTCGCGTTGGTGATCATCGGAATCTGCTCGCGGAACGTGTCACCGAACGAGGTGACGTCCACGAACTCGGTGGCGAAGTCGAGCGTCCACGAACGGCACTCGCCCACCTGGGCGAGCGTGATGTACTTGCCGCTGATGGTCACGGCACTGTTGCCCGGCGTGACCGCCCAGGTGACGACTCCGCCGGGGCGCTGGACGGACTGGTAGTCGGTGACGGCCCCGGCGTTGTACTTCACCACCACCGCGGTGTCGGGGTCGATGAAACGCTTGCTCGCGGCGTCGATGGTGAACACGGTCTTCGCCACGTTGGCGGTGGTCGCTTCGTCTGTCATGGCCGTTGCGCCGGCGCCGTACAGCGACATATAGACGGCGCCGAGGCGGCCTTTGATGATCGCCATGACTCAGGCCGCGTGGTAGGTGAGGGCGCCGCTGGCGGCGAACGTGTAGTTGACCTCTATGACGCCGCCGACGTCGGCGGTGATCGCCAGAGAAGCGTAGGCCGGGCCGTGGTAGTAGGAGGCCGCGCCCACGTAGAAGCGCACGTCGCTGAGCTCGGATCCGGCGAGAGCCGCGGTGCGGATCGCGTCCTGACCGTTGGTGTCGCTGGTCGAGTAGTTGCCCTTCGCCGTGGCGCTCCACGTCGCGAAGGTCGGCGTCGACTCCCGGAACGTATCGCCGAACGAAGTCGTGTCGACCGTCTCCTGTGAGATGTCGAGAGTGTAGGTCTGGCATTCCAGAACCGTATCGGTAGCGAGCTTGATGCTCGCTAACGTGCCTTTGATGACGGCCACTTAGTCCTCCTTCGTGGACTGACCCTTTGCGGGTGCCTTGGTTACGGGCTTCTCCGGCCCTTTGGGAACGATCTTCTCTGCTTCGGGCACGGTCGGCGCGATGAACTCCACGGCTTCCCGCTTGCCGATCAACTCGCGGGCCGCGCTCTGGCCGTAGTCGACGACCGTGCCGGCCGCGCAGCCGTCGCGCTTGACGAGCAACTTGACCTTCATAGTTCTCCTTTCACGGCGTCACGCGGGCGACGACTGCGAGGCTGAACTCAACCCAGCAGACGCGGCCGAGCTGGGCCTCGGGGGCCATGCCTTGATGCCAGACCTGTGAGGCGATGCTCACGTCGCGCACTTCGTTGTCCAGGGTATCGTTCGTAGCCAGTTCCTCGCTGATCTCGTGGAGCAGTTCGGCGCAACGGTCGCGCGCCGCCTTGGCCGCCCTATTGACAGCCCCGCTACCCGGCGGCATGGGCGCCGCGACGAGCAGCGAGCCGGAGACGGTGTAACTTTCTTCGAGGTCCGTGTTGCCGAACGAGGCGCGTGCTTGTTCGACGCTGACCTCCTCGGCGAACTCGATGCCCTCCGGGCCGAGTTCCTCGGGACTCACCGGGCAGGTGTAGATGTTGACCCCAGCGAGGCCCTCACGGTCGCTCAGAGCCACTAGGAGCGCGTCCAAGAGCTGCGGGAGGGTCGTGGCCCCCATCAGGCTATTCCGGGCGTTTTGAGGTCATACATGCGGATCGCCGCCATGACCACGGGGTCTGAGTCCCACGACCCCATGTAGCCGTCGCCACGCTGCCACGAGTAGCTCGTGCCGCCCGCTTCGTAGGAGTCCGCCTGGAACGGCGTGTTGCTCACCGGCAGGCGGGCGATGACCATGCGCCGTGCCGCTCTTGCTATCTCGGGCGGCACGATGGCGTGGCCAGCCACGTAAGTGAGCTTGACGTTGGCGAAGCCCGCTGGCCATACCGCACCATCTCGATAGATGACGCCGGTGCCGGACATCTGGATCTGCGCTATCTCTGGTGCAGTCAGCGCCGTCCACGTGGTGTCGCTGCGCAGACTGACGGCGAGGATACTGGTGGGCAGCGGCCAGTCGAGCAGCAGAGCGTAGCTCGAGTCGCCACTGTGCATCTCGTCGGTGTGCGTGGTGGGGATGAAGTTGACCCCGGTGGCGCGCTCCAGGTACGTCCTGATCTCCAGTTCGGCGGCGATGATGGCGGCGTCGGGATAGTCCGCCGCCGAAGCGAGTTCTCCCTTGCCGAAGGCCCGTGCCTCGGCCACCGTGAAGAGGCCGCTGGCATACGTGAAGCGGCCGGCGGGCACGACGCCACTGGTGCCGCCTGCGGTGACCACAGTGACGTCGACCGCACCCGTACCCGCGGGCGCGACCGCGACTACCTCCGTCGCCGAGAGTGACGCGAACAGGGTGGCGCTGACGGCGGCGAACTTCACGCCGGTGGCGGAGGCCAAGTTCGTGCCGGTGATGTTGACCACGGTCCCGCCCGCGGGCAGGCCGCTGGCCGGGCTGATGGCGGTGAGGACGGGGACGGCCATCTCTAGCCCTTGGTGGCGCCGACGACGGGAACCATGACGTTGGCGTCGCCCGAGGTGTTGGTGAGGGCGAGGTAGCAGTACTCCCAGCCCTTCGACTCCTGAGTGTAGATGGTCCCGGCGGTGGTGCTGTTGATGGCGATGGCGGTGACCGCGGCGCCGTGCTTGACGAGGCCGGCGAGGGTCGCGGCCTGCGAGTGCACGGTGCGGGTCGCGGTGCCGGTGGTCTGGATGACGGTGGCGAGTTCGCCGGTGACGCCTGCGGGCGTGCCGGGAGTGAGCGTGACCTTGGCCGTGCCCGGCGTCGCGAGGATGCCGGGGATGTCGATGTCGGTGACGGTGAGCTTGGTGCCGGCTGCAGTGACGGTGAGGACTTCCGTCCACGTCGGGGTGATGGTCAGCTCGCCGGCCGAGACGCCGCCCGCGGCGATGACGCCGGGGACGCCGCCGCCGGCCTCGACGATGAGCTTGGTCCCGCTGGAGGAGGTGAGCGCGATCGTGTCGGCCATCGTGTCACGGGTCAGCGAAACGACCGCGCTGGCGGCCACGGCGGTGACGCCGGGGACGCCGTAGGTGGCATCGTTGATACATACGGCGAGGCTGGTCGCTGTGGCGTTTGCCCCGGCGTCCTGGTCAAACGACCTCGTAGCCACGGCTTCGGCTGCCGCAGCGGTGAAGACGAGACCGTTGACAGTCACCGTCATGCCCGCCGTGACGTCCGCGGCACAGGTGACGTTGTCCTTGTGGTTGATGGCCAGGATGATGCTGGCCAGCTCCGTGCCGACCGTCACGTTCAGCGCGTACTTGTGAGCCGGGTAGTCGGCAGTCGCCGCGGCGACGATGGTAGTCAGGCCTTCGTCGGTGGTGATGAGCAGCTTGTCCGTGGCGGCCACGCTGGTGCCTGCAGTGACCACGGCGTAGTCGGCGTTGATGAGCGCCGCGAGGATGACGGCGTCGGCGTCGTTGTCGGCGCCGTCGACGCGAAAGTAGCGGTCGTGGGCGTGCGCAGCGGCGGCGTTGGCCTTGCCGGTCAGGGTCAGGCCGTTGATGACGATGGTGTTCGTGTCGGCGATGGCGTCGAGGGTGATGGTCACGTTGTCGACGATGGTGCGCGCCTTGTACAGCTGGACGGCGTGCGCCCTGTCGCCCTTCACGCGCCACTCGACGTCACGCGCCGGGTCGGTGGCGCAGCGCACGTAGATGATGTCGTTCTCTGCCATCGACGCGACTTTGCCGAGGCCGCCCGCCGAGCCGGTGGCGGCGGCGAGCACGGACTCGGTGGAGAGCGCGGGCGTGACGTCGGCCACGGCATCGGCGTAGGTGCCGTCGCCGAGGTCTATGAGGCGTTTCACGATCCCCGAGCTGCCTATTACGTGTGTGGTGTCAGCCACTTAGTGACGCTCCTTTCACTGGAGAAAAAGGCTCCACCTGGAGTCCTCCGTACTCAACTCGACTTTCTCGCACGCGGCTTGGGCTTGGTCACGCGCCTCGCGGTGGTCTCGGGCGCGGGCGCGAGTTCGGCGGTCTCGACGACGGGAGGCGGCGCGGGCGTCGGCTGCGCCACGTACTCGGCGTAGCCCTGTGCCACGAGCTGTTCCTCGATGACGGGGTTGAGCGAGGCGACGGTGCCGACCGTCTCCAGGTCGTGGCCGTCGGTGCGGCCACTGATTGAATGGAGTATGCGGATCATGTGGCCTCCTCTCAGGCGTTGTCGGCGACGTAGGTGACGCAGTAGTCGAGGGCCGTGGCGGTGTCCATGTCGGCGCCCGTCTTGACGATCCAGATGCCGCGGTCGACGGCGCCGCCGAGCAGCAGGTTCGTGGCCGTGGTGTTGGCGGCTCCGACGCGCAGCCATGCGCCCGAGGTCAGGCCCGCACGGGCGAAGCTGGAGTGCACGGTGTTGAGCGCCGTGGTCACGGTGATGTGCGCGAGGTAGTAGGTGGCGAGCAGGTTCTCCAGGACGATGGCCGTGGCGGCCGTGGTGGCCACCGTGGTCGCCTGTGCCAGCGCGAGACGGGTAGGGTCGCCGTTGCCGCCGTGCGTCCCGGCATCGCGGAAGTGCGCGATGAGGGCCGTGCGCGCGACGTTGACCTGGGCGATGAGCGTGGGCTCGGTCGTTGCCGCCGTGCTGGTCACGGCAGCCCTCGCGACGCGATGGTAGGCGACCGCAGCGATGTGCGTGTTGAAGTCGCCCATCAGCTCCACCGAGAGGTCATAGGAGTTCTGCTCGGTCACAGCTGGGTTCGTGGTCGCGATGGTGCTCGTGTCCGTCGTGTGATGCAGGTAGCCGTCGGTGACGGCGACCAGCGTGTGCGTGCCGGCGTTGCCGCCGATGGCGCGCACCCAGGCATCCACGACGGTAATCTTCTTGCCGAGGATGGGCGCCACGATGCAGGCACCGAGGTTGACCTGCGCGACCGTCAGTTGTCCTTGAGCCGTGCTGGCTCTGTGGTTGAAGACGGCCATGGCGTCAGCCCGTGACGGTGTAGAGGATGCAGTAGTCGAGGCTGGTATGCGTGGTCACGTCGCCGACCGTGCAGCCGATCTGCAGGCCACGGCCGGGGCGCTGGGCGGTGCCGACTGCGGTGACCGTAGTCCCGGAGACGCCGGCGCGCACGAAGACGTTGCTGTCGAAGGTGCCGACTGTGGTTGAGGTGACGGTCTGCGGGCTGCCGCCGGTCTCGGTGAGGGCGATGGCGGTAGCGCCACCGATGTTGGAACCGATGTTGCGCATCCACGTGTCGACCACGGTGATGATGCGGCCGGCCTTGCCGGGCACGATGACGGTGCCGGCCATGCTGTTGGCCTTGATCTGCGCGAGGGTCAGATTGCCGGACGCGCAACGGACTCTTGGATAGGCTGCCATTTACGGCGGTCCTTTCGGTAGAGGCCGGGGCGGGCCAGTGACGGCCCGCCCCGATAACGGGCTGCTTTTACGCCATGAGCAGGTGCTTGATGGCGCTGGTCTGGATCAGGTCGGCGTCGACCCACTTGGCGAAGCGGAACGTGATCTCGAAGGTGGTGAAGGTGAACTGGTCGCTGGCCTCGAAGACGACGGGGCCGGCGTAGCGCACGTAATACTCGGAGAAGTCACCGAACAGCACGGCGCCCTTGGTCGCGGTGGTGATGTCGGGCAGGCCCGCGTCCTCGTAGATTGGCTTGCCGAGCAGGCTGTTCGGCTCGCCGGCGATGTTCGAGGGGCTCCAAAGGTACTGACCCTCGTCATCCTTGAGGCTGTCGAGCAGCGCGTAGGCGTTGGTGCCGAAGACCCAGCTGCCGTTGGCGCGCCAGGTCGGGAGCACGGACAGCTTCAGGGCCTTGAGATCGTCGAGCGTGAAGCTGGTCGCCGCCGAGGCGGTCTTGCCGGCCACGGTCGTGGTGCTCGCACCCGAGAGGCCCTGCGGCAGCGAGGAACCGTTGCCGCTGGCGAGGTAGGTGGCGAGCAGGGTGGCGATGGCGCGGTTGGCGGCCGTCTGCAGGATCGAGGTCACGTCAAGGATGCTGGAGCGCATCATTTCCATGGAAACGGCGAAGAATCCGTCCAAGCGCCAGGCGTTCAGTTCCATGCGCGCCAGGACTGGATTCGTGACGGTAGCTGCCGTGCCTTCTGCCGTCTTCCCGGCCGCGGCGTCGGTGAGGAACTTGGGGAAGTACATGAGGTTGTCGTCGGGGGTCTGGATGATCGTCGGACCCGCCTGCAGGATGCCGGAGACGGCGTTCTCGTGCCAGGACAGCGAGCGGTCGGTGATCGCGGGCACGAGGTAGGACGAGTAGACGGTGCCAGCGTCGGTCGAGAGGATCTGCGTGCGCTTCTCGACGTGCGAGAAGTCGCCGACCTCGCGGCCTTCGACGCTGATTCCGCTGTCGATGTGCCGGTGCTCGACGGCGACGTTCTTGTTACCGGCGGCGCGGAAGTCCGCGGCGTAGTCGGGCATCACGGCGATGGAGAAGGTGCCGGGACGGCCGTTCGCCATCCACTGGCGGAACTGCTCGCCGCTCGACGGCTCGGCCTTCTCGGGCGGCGCCGAGGTGACCTGGTGGGCCACTTCCTCGGCACGGGCGCGGGCCTCGTCCTCTTCCGCCTCGCGGCGTTCGACGACGGCGATCAGGTTCTCGTCGAGCTCACGGCGCATCTCGACGACGTCGGCCTGCGCCTTCTCACGGGTCTCGTCAGGCTGGGTCTCGTCCCTGACGACTTCGATGGCCTTGCGATACTTCTCGTGCAGGGCCTTCATTTCTGAGGATTCCACCTCGGTCACACTCCTTCGATTGGCTTGAACTTGCGGGGTGACTCCGGCTCCGGGGGCTCCGGGTCAGGCGTGGTGGCCGCGTCTTCGACTTCTGGCGGCTCCGAGTCCTGCGTGGTGGCCGTGGATTCATCGGCGTCTTCCAGCTCCGCGAGGTCGGCGACGCCGACGTGGCGGGCGTAGGAACGCAGCGCGACGCGCGCGTCTGCGGTGGTCTGCGGGTAGGC